ACAGCGTGATATCCCTGGAGAGGAATACCCAGAGTGATGACCCTGTGGAATGTAACACAACCACGCTCAGGGTTCTTAAATGTAGATACACTGGTGACGTTGGTACAGCTGACCGCTTGCTATATGATAAAAGTTCTGGTAGAATGAATGTAACAACTGAGGAGTTTTGATAATGAGTAGTCTCCCTGACGACCATCCCCTTAATCCAACTGAGGTTAAAAAGTGGATTGCAGCGCAGACACAGTATCTTGCAGATGAGAGGAGAAAGAAACGGCACGGGGATAAGACCGCTAATCCTAGTAAGCATGAGGCTTACATTAGGAATATGAAACATTATCTCAGGACTGGACAATGGGTAGACTTGTTATATGGCAGAGAACAGGAACATGTTTCTAGGTTTAGATGCGTTGCCCTGGCCTATGACAAGGATGGTAATCCTAAAAGAAACGTAGGTACTTTTTACCCTGACATTTGTGAAATATGGACTAGGGAAATGCAGAATGGCTAAGGCAAACGTCCTGACCTACTCGCCCCGTACCAAGGTGCGTAGGCGTAACAAGCTAAGACCCTTCAACCACTCTAAGAAGGCATCTTCCAAGTCTGGGTTTGCAAACATGCGAAAGAGAAAGAGAGGACAAGGGTGATCGACGTTGCTTTGAAAAACCATATGGGTAATGATCTATCAGTGGTGAACGCTGCCAGGGTTAGTTTTGACAAAGAGCATAACATTTTTGAGAATAAGGATAGAAAACTTATAAAGTACCTTGCAGAACACAACCACTGGTCACCCTTTGCCCATACCAGTTTACAGTTTAAGATCAAAGCTCCTGTCTTTGTCGCTAGACAGTTGGGGAAACACCAGATAGGGCTAGTTTGGAATGAGATTAGCAGGAGATATGTAGACTACGAGCCAGAGTTTTACTACCCTGATAAGTGGAGAGGAAGAGCCGTTGATAAAAAACAGGGTAGCTCTGAGGAGACTATTGATATAAACACAAGTTCCTCGGCTGGTCCAGCAATGGTTGACGACTACAACCATGCCATTAAACGGTGCGTCTGGACCTATAACCAGTTAATTTACAAAGGTGTATCCCCTGAGATGGCAAGAATGGTACTACCCCAGAGTATGTTTACAGAGTGGTACTGGACAGGTTCGCTCTATGCATTTTCCAGGGTATGTACACTCAGATTAGCCAAAGATGCACAGGCAGAAACCAGATTAGTTGCTGAACAAATTGCAGATCATTGCTTGACAAAGTTTCCAATAAGTTGGAAAATGTTAATGGGAGAACCAGTGGATTTTCAAGACTCAGGTTTCACAGATGACTTTGGCGTGAGCATGGAATGACCAGAACAGTTTTCATAGACATAGAAACAGATAGCCTAGATGCTACTCAGATATATTGTGCGGTAACCTTGGAAGGAGGTAAGTACATAGAGTGGATCAGTGGTACTACCTTGCAAGAGTATCTTGACGATGCCACTGTAGTAGCCCACAACGGTTTAAGTTTTGATTTCCCTGTCTTGGCCAAGCTGTGGAATGTCAGGTTGAAGATGGAGAACATGCGGGATACCTTGGTATTATCTATGATGGACAACCCTGCAAGGGAAGGAGGACACAGTTTAAAGTCATGGGGAGAACGGTTAGGATCTGCCAAGATAGAGTTCAATGACTTCTCCCAATACACTGGGAAAATGATGGAGTACTGCAAGCAAGACGTTAAGCTATGCAGTCAGGTCTATAACTACCTACAACATACCTTGCAAGAGTTCTCCCCCAAATCAGTGTCAGATGAGCATCGTATGAGGATCGTTGCTGACAGGATTAGCCATAACGGTTTTGGCCTAGACAAGGATAAGGCTGTGTTATTATATAACAGCTTGGTTCTTGAACAGGAACAGATTGAGAAGGAGTGTCGTAGCCTATTTCCCACAATTGTAGAGGAGAGGTATTCGGAGAAGACAGGTAAGAGACTGAAGGATAGGGTAATAGAGTTCAACCCATCGTCCAGACAACAGATAGCCGATAGGCTTATCAAACTAGGATGGGTTCCCCAGGATTTAACACCCACTGGTCAACCAAAGGTGGACGAAAAGACCTTGGCCAAGTGTAATATACCAGTGGCAGAAACCCTGGCTACCTATTTCATGCTACAGAAACGATCTGCCCTGGTGCGCTCCTGGGTCAAGGCGTGTACTGACCAAGGGAGGGTACATTGTAAGTACCGCACCCTGGGGGCCATTACCAATAGGATGAGTTGCGTAGACCCTAACCTGCAACAGGTGCCAGCTGTCAGGGTAGAGTATGGAAAGGAGTGTAGGGAGCTATTCACAGCTGGGGAGGGTAACAAACTACTAGACACAGATGCTGCAGGATTGGAGCTAAGGGTACTGGCCCACTACATGGATGATGACAAGTTTACAAAGGAGGTGCTTGAGGGTGATGTACACACTGCTAACCAGAACATGGCAGGGCTAGACAATAGGGATCAGGCGAAAACATTTATCTATGCACTTCTCTACGGTGCAGGCGATGCCAAGATAGGCGCTGTGGTCAATGGTTCTGCCAAGGATGGGGCAGAGTTACGGGCAAGGTTTATGGCAAATATGCCAGCTTATAAAAGACTTAGCGAAGCAGTTATTAGAAAGGGGGAGAGCGAAGGCAAGTTGAAGGCTCTGGATGGCAGGGTTCTACGGGTACGCTCAGGACACGCCAGTTTAAATACCCTGATCCAAGGCTCTTCAGCTGTGCTTATGAAAAAGTGGTTTATGTATGTAGATCATCACCTTAGAAGGAGAAAACTACAGAGCAAGATTGTTGCAATGATACATGATGAATTAGTTTTAGAAAGTTGTGAAAAAGATGTTGACGCATCCAAGGAATGTGTTATACTATCTATATCACAAGTGAACAAAGCCTACAACCTACGCTGCAGATTAGATTGTGATGTACAAGTGGGCGACAACTGGAGTGAGATACACTGATGGCTAATAAATATTCTTATCTTGAAGGAACCTTTTTCTATCCTTTCATCTTCGACCAGAAAGATATGTTTGATCGTTATTCCGTAGCTCTTGGTCTTGAGGGGGATCAGGTAAAGGCAGCTAAGAAACTGGGACTGACGGTTAAGCAGGATGAGGACAAGATGGATGGCATGGTCTATGTCCAGCTGAAAAGCAACTTTCAACCTGCCTTGGTAGATGCTGATGAGAATGAATACAAAGGACCAACCCAGCTACAGAATGGCTCTAAGGGCGTTGTCCGCATATCCCAGCGTCCTTACAATAACAAGTATGGACAAGGCGTTACCACCTTTATGAACGCTGTTAAGATCACAGAGCCGATAGAGTATATTAGCCTGGATGACGAGGAAGGCGGGTTTTCCACAGCCAAGGTCAAGAACAACTCCAAAGTCGCTGAGGATATGAGCGACGAGATTCCGTTCTAGGTCATGTCAGAAGACTACGGACATTGGGATACGTCTCTGGTAGGCAATTTTAACCCCGACGATCATCTGGGTTTTGTCTACCAGATTACCCATAAGAAGTCCGGGAAGAGCTACATAGGATGCAAGCACCTTTGGAAGTTCAAGAAACGCAAGAGGATACGGGCAAGTGAATGGAGATACTACTGCTCCAGTGGCAAGTACCTAAAGCCTGAGATAGAAGAACTAGGAACAGACGCATTCACCTTTGTTATCCTAATGCTGTGTAAAAACAAACGTGATCTGTATTACAATGAGGAAAAGATACAGATGGAGTTGGGGGTACTTGAAAGCGACAACTATTACAATGCACATGTCGGAGGCAGGAGGTTCTATCGCCCTGTTAGCAGCTATGATGATGAATTTAAATCTACTCTTAGTGAAGCAGCTACAGGAATAGGCAATGGTAGATATAGGGGAAGCTTCTACATCCTCTACGACAACGGTATAGAGGTATTGGTAGAAGATCAGACAGTTACTGGATGGTGTAAAGACAACGGGTTAAATAGGCACGGGTTGGCTCGACTAAGGAGAGGTGATCAGGAAAGATATGAAAACATAATAGCAATGGAGTATGCAAGTGAGCGAGACTAAAACCATAGATACCTTGATAGATGACATTTATAATCTTGTCAACACAGGGAAGAAGAAACCAAATCAGGAAGCCTTGTTCGCTTTGGGTAGTACAATCATGGACGCTGTTAAGAGACAGTTATGGATGGCTACCTCTGATGCTCCTGGTAGATTACGCATGTCCAACATTGGTAAGCCCTGTAGTAGGCAGCTATGGTACGACATTAACGGGGATGACAAGGTCGAGGATTTTAGCCCACAGACACGCCTAAAGTTTATGATAGGCGACATTGTAGAGGCTTTTCTAATTTACCTAGCCAAAGAAGCTGGACACTCTGTCACTGAGCAACAGGCAGAGATTGAAATGGATGGTATTAAAGGCCATATAGATTGCGTGATAGATGATGAGCTTGTTGATATCAAATCAGCATCATCATTTGCAATGAAGAAATTCAAAAATGGTACGCTTCCAGATGATGACCCATTTGGCTACATTTCGCAGATCAGTGGGTATGGTAATGCCCTTGGCAAGGAGCGTGGTACATTTCTAGCATTTGACAAGAGCAGTGGTGAGCTTGCCGCCTATACCCATGCTCAACTGGAGAACACTAAGCTTAAAATCAAACAGGTCAAACACGATGTTTCCCTACCTGCTCCCCCTGATAGATGTTTTGAAACTGTCAAGGATCGTCAGACGGGTAGGCAGAAGCTGGGTGTAAATTGTTCCTATTGTTCCCACAAGCACACTTGCTGGGACGGGGAGCTTGATATGAAATTCCGCTCAGGGCGTCCTGTATTCTTTGTCGGGAAGGAGGAGAGCAAAGATGCCCACACTTTCTGAGGAACAACTGAGAGATTTAGCTGAGGCTTACAATTGTGACCAAATTGTAGATATACTAAACATTGAGCCTATGCAGCTACTCCTTGCTTTTAGAGAAGATGTAGAGTACAATATAACTGATTTCAACCTTAGACCTGTGGATTGCCATGACTTTTAAATCTAATGAAAACCCAATGTTCCGGTCCAAGTTTAGCGAGGACATTTTTAAACAGAAGTACGCTCACCAAGGTTGCCACACTTGGGCAGATTTGGCAAAGACCTTGGTAGATGATGTTTGCGGGGAGTTCCTTACCAAGGACGAGGTACAAGAACTGACACAGATCATCACAGACCTCCAGTTTATCCCCGGTGGGAGGTATTTATACTACGCTGGCAGACCTTCCAAGTTCTTCAACAATTGTTATTTGTTAAAGGCAGAGGAGGACTCTAGGGAAGATTGGTCTAACCTTAGCTGGAAGTCTGAGAGTTGCCTAATGACAGGTGGTGGTATAGGGGTAGATTACTCTGTCTATCGTCCAGAAGGGGCTGGCCTTAGTAAGACAGGGGGTCTGGCCTCTGGTCCTATACCTAAGATGCAGATGATTAATGAGATAGGCCGTAGGGTTATGCAGGGTGGTAGTCGTAGGAGTGCTATCTATGCCAGCCTCAATTGGAAACACCGTGACGTTGATACGTTTTTAAACAGCAAGAACTGGTATGATATGCCAGTGGGTTCCACAGGTTTCTCCATTGGTCAGATTAAGGAACAAGATTTTAACTTCCCAGCACCCTTGGACATGACCAATATCTCTGTCAATTATGATACAGAGTGGTTACTGAATTATTGGAACACTGGTGACATGGGAGAGGTCTTTGAGGCAAATGTTAGACAAGCCCTCAGCACAGCCGAGCCAGGATTTAGCTTTAACTTCTTTGACAAGGAAAACGAAACCCTCAGAAACGCTTGCACAGAGGTAACGTCTGAGTTAGACTCTGATGTTTGTAACTTGGGAAGCTGCAACCTGGGTAGGATAGACAACTTGGAAGAGTTTAGGAAGGTTGTCGAGCTAGGTACAAAGTTCTTACTATGTGGCACTCTGAAAGCTGAGTTACCCTATGACAAGGTGTACAAGGTCAGAGAATCACAAAGGCGATTAGGTCTTGGCTTGATGGGTATGCATGAGTGGCTTATCAAGAGGGGTAGTAAATATGAAGTTACGGAAGAGCTTCACAGATGGCTTCGCGTTTATAAGAGTATCTCTAATGCTACTAGCACTGGCACTGCTAACAGTTTTGGCGTGTCCGTTCCTGTTGCTAACAGAGCTATTGCGCCAACGGGCAGTATTGGCATTCTTGCTGGTACTTCTACTGGTGTTGAGCCTATATTTGCTGTGGCCTACAAAAGACGATACCTTAAAAATGGAACTAAATGGCATTACCAGTACGTTGTAGATTCTGCAGCGCAAGAGCTAATAGACCTATACGGTACTGAACCAGATAAAATAGAATCTGCCCTGGACTTGGCAAGTGACTACAAACGTAGGATTAAATTTCAAGCGGATGTACAGGATTATGTCGATATGTCAATCTCAAGCACGATCAACCTGCCTCAGTGGGGCAGCAAGGATAACAACGAGGATACTGTTAGTGATTTTTCTCGTACTCTCGCAGACCACGCTCACAGGTTGCGGGGTTTTACTGTTTACCCTGATGGATGCCGTGGGGGACAACCCCTCACCCCCGTCCCCTACGCCGACGCTGTGGGAAAACTGGGGGAAGTCTTTGAAGAATCAATAGAGGCACATGATATCTGCGACATTACCGGACACGGTGGAAGCTGCGGGGTCTAATCATGTACGGTCAAGTCTTCTACTCTGGTGAAATCCTACCGGATCTATCTGATGATTTCTGCGAGGCTATTGTAAAACTTGCTAACAATATTGAAGAACAAGAATCCAAGGTACATGGTGATGGTGGTGAACAGGTAAGGAATAACTCCATCTTTCCAGTTGATGACGAGCAGTTTAAAAAGTTAATATTCTCCTGGGTAGAGAAAGCCAACCTGGAGACTGGATGGTGGTTTGATCTTACAGGTTTGGAAAACTTACAGCTTAGTAAGTATACTGAGGGGGAGAAATATAGTTGGCACTATGATATGATCCCTTCAAACCAAACAAGGAAACTCACATTTACCGCATCTTTAAATGATGATTATGAAGGGGGAGACTTCCAGTTTAGCTGGGGTCAACCTAACTGGAAATACAAGAAGAGAACAATTGCGGAACCTGCTTTGAAGACAAAGGGTAGGTTCATTGTGTTTCCCAGTTACTACTACCACAGGGTACTCCCAGTGACTAGGGGAGTGCGTTACAGCTTAACTGGTTGGGCCTATGGTCCACCTTTTAGGTAGACAATCAAGTTCAACTGTGGTATAATTAAGAACGAGGAGTGCCAATTGTGGGCTTCTCAATTATCTCGCCATAAGGGAGAAAGTTATGTTTCCAAATAATGCTGCACTAGGTTTCGAGCGTTTGTATGACAATATGCGCAGGGTCACAGACGCTATGTCAGACGATCACTACCCGCCTCACAGCGTCATCAAAACAGGACAAGACAGCTTTGAAATATCAATGGCAGTTGCGGGGTTTTCTGAGGACGATGTTATTGTAGAAGTTAAGGAGGATGTGTTGTCTGTATCTTCTGAGGGATTGGACAACGATCAAGACGGTAGGGAGGTTCTGTATAACAGACTAGCCTTCAGACCGTTTAAGAAAATGTTTCTAATGGGCGAACATATATTCGTCAGTGAGGCGTCATTAAAAGACGGTATGCTTAGAATTAAACTTGAACGTAAGCTACCATATGAAAAGAAACCTAAACGTATAAAACTAAATTGATACTATGGGGGCGCTTCGGCGCTCCCTTTTTTATACCCCTAGGATACCCTTGGGTTTCTCCTCTTCTTTTTCCTCTGGCTCCTGATTGGACAGCAATCCCTGTGGTCCCTGTGTCCCAGGCGTGAATTGCGGATCAATGCTGGGCTTATCAAAGAAGTTCTGCTTGTCCAGTTGCTGCAGACGATTTTGAATTTGCTGTTCACTCTGTCCTTGGTTTAGCAAAAGCTCAATCATCTGCCTACGCCTGTCGTCCTCTCCAGGGTCTTGTACGACTTGAGGAGTTTGCTGTGCCGCACCTGTGTTTACAGCAGGAGCTTGTTGGGCTTGCACACCGGGAACTTGGGGAGGCTGTGCCATCGCTTGTCTAAAAGCTGGAGGCGCAGGTTGTGCAGGTCCGGGAGCGGTTGTAACACCGCCGCCTCCACCTCCACCAAGCATACTTCCCAATACCAAACTTCCCATAACTACCTCGCATTCTTGACCATAGATGCTCCAAAGTAGAGACCTATAATCGCTGATAATAAATGTGTGTCCAATGGTGTAAGAACCAGACCCTTCATATGCTGCCAAGTCACAGATTCTGAACCTTCTAAGAATAAGAACCCTGGGTTCCATTGAGTGTATCCGACAACTACAGGAACATCGGGGAACAAAACAGGAACAACCTTGGGCCATACGATGACGGCAAAGACAGCTGACAGTGCTATGATCCTTCTGGTTACTTGGAAGCCCTTGTTCTCATACCTGCGTGCTAGGTCTGTCGCTTCTGATTGCGCTGACAGTCCGGTAATGGCACGGTCAAATGCCGCTTGCTTGGCCTTGGCACTTTGACTCCACAATGTCATCAATCCAGACATTAGACCAGAGCCTAGCATGGTTATTAGTTCAAAAGGTATCGGCATTATGAGGCGTCCCTTGTTGATTTAACAGGAGGATGTATAGTATTATGCATCTTTGCAAGGTGGTTTACATCTTCTCTAAGTTGTTTCACAGTTGCCATCAACTCTGCTATCTGCATGTGGTCGCGTCTTAGGTTCTCTGGTGACATCATTTTAGACAGAACATTTAGCCTTTGCATTTGAGTTTCAATGGAGGTTTCTTGTTTGTCGGTTGTAGAATCCAAGGCTCTGAACCTTGTTTCCATATCACTGAGCTTAGACAAGATAGCTTTAATCTGCATCTTTGCCACTGCACTGGCACCAGCTACTGAGAACAGTATGCCGCCCAGGGTAACAACCATCCTGAGATCAATAGAGCCTTCCATGTTTAATAAGCCGTGCCGAATCTTGCAGAATTGTACTGGTCTAAGTTATCCATAAAAGTTTTAGTCTTGCTCTCTTCTCCTGCTTTCCTATGGTGATAGGTTTTCCAGAACTCTCCTAAAATGTTATTATATTTGCCCTTGTTGCCTTTTTGAAACTCATTGTATAGGCTTTTAAAACTTGCTTTTACCTTATTTGGTTTACTTCCCATACCCTTAAAATTAAGTATAGCCAAAGCTTTCTGTTGATCCCCAGTTAAAGATGTAGCATCTTGCCCTTCTTTTATATTTTCAATCCAGTAGGGAGTTTTCATATTTTTGCTTTTATAAAACCTTGAGGCTCGTCGTAGGGCAACGTCTAAAGAATCAAGTCCAATTTCTTTACCAGCTTTGTCCTTTTTAGGAACCCCACGTTTTCCCTCAAACTGGAACATACCTCTGCCAGGACCACCTCCCTGTTGTTTAATATCAGGGTCCATAGTCCTGTTACTTTCATGGTATGCTATGGGGTCTATTACTTCGTTTATTATAAAGTCAATTGGCACCCTGTCCTCGTTTGCAACCAGTGCTGCTGCTTCTTGTAGCGGATTAGGTGCAGGTTTCATCCTAGGCATGGGAGCAACATTAGGATTCCCTAAATTTCTCAAACTTTCCGCTGTATTTTCCTGCCTCTCTAAAAGACTTCTCCCAGGTTTATCTGGACCGAGTAAACTTTCGTACCGTAGACGATTACGAATGTGTCGATCCAATGAAGTTTCTACAGATGGAGGACTTTGCTGCAGTAGTCCTAGTATTGCATCTAACATGCTACCTACCCCGTGCCATTGAT